AAATGCAAGACGGGCAGCAAGTTAGCCAAGAAAGAGGGCACCGTCTGCCATGACTGCTATGCACTCAAAGGTGCCTACGTGTGGCCATCTGTACGGAAAGCACATGAGCGCCGGCTATCCCTTATCAATACGAGCGGATGGGTCGACAACATGGTCGCAGCAATCAATAACGATAAGTACTTCCGTTGGTTTGATAGCGGCGATATACAAGATGACAACCACCTAGCGGACATCGTGCGCGTAGCAATCGCCACGCCTGATACAAAGCATTGGTTGCCCACCAAAGAATATTTGATTGTCGCACGATACATGCGGAAGCATGGCAAGTTCCCTAAGAATCTCACCGTTCGCGTGTCATCGCCGAACATTGACCAAGCGCCGATCGAACACTACCAGCACACAAGCACGGTTCACACTAATCAACCATTCGGGCGCGAGTGCATCGCACACAAGCAAGACAACGAATGCAAAGATTGCCGTGCATGCTGGAACCCACGAATCAAAAACATTAGCTACAAGTACCACTAGGAGAGAAGTAATGATTTCATTAACAGTAGAAAACGCACGCGAACATTTAGAAGCGGGGGAAGTTTACCGTCTTGGCTATAACTGCGCGAATCGTGGCGAGATGTTTCTGTGCTTCGATAGAATCGCCCAATGCCCACAATCAATGGAAAATTTAAAACGCATTGAGGATGAGTACAAAAACAATCCCCAAGAACACCATTCGCCTGTAATGCTCGCACTATCAAGAAAGAATCTATCAAACGATAAGTTATTCGGTTTTTGGGGGTTCACGATGGATGAGCTCATGGATGCTGTCGGCAACAACCACAATGGGTACTGTGCCTATGAATTTGACGGCAAGTTCTGCAGTGGCAGTGGTGCAGAACCACTGTGGATTCTAGAAGATGGCGAGACGTGCGAGGATATCCGCGAGGATGACGTTGATTATGGCGACGATGAAGAGGATGAGTGGGAGTAATCCCCTCTCCTCCCCTGGTGACAAGCGATTCAAAAACCAACCCACCCCCACCTCCGCGATCCGCGGATCCTTGTAGGCCGCAAGTTCATGCTAGGCCGCAAGGCCGCAAGCTTTATATATAAGATCAAGGCCGCAAGCTATCAGACGCACTCAGATCCCCGCTAAAGGCCGCAAGCCGCACCCACCCCTTGGTATGGGGCGGGGGGAGAAAGTCTACAGGAAGGGACTGAGAGAGGGGGTGGGGCAGATTCCACCCCCAAAATACCCACCGACAGGCAGGTTTTAAATAACCGAAATTAAATCCTTGAAATTGATACTCCATTGCAATTATGATTATCACTCAACTCAAAGCAACGAGGTTTACACAATGACACTATCTAAAAGTTCACCCATCAGTCTGAAGAGCGTGAAGTATTCAGTATGGGCATCGGAGGAAACACACGCCTTTGAAGCCACCGTCCGCCTAGATGGCGAGAAAGCCATGAAGGTCAACAACGATGGCAAAGGTGGCGCTAATCATTACTACGGCATGCATGGCCAGAGTCGGCCATCATTCAATCGCATGTACCAAGCATGCAAAGAAAGCGCCTTGGAGTTCGTGACCAGCAAGAGCAACGTATTTTTCCCTCACCTAACGGATGAGCAGTTCAAGTCGGTATGGTCAAACGCTGATGCAATTACTGATGACACGTCTGTTTTCATGTGGTCCGACACAGAACTCCTAGATTTCTTGATCGTCCACCTATTGAACGAGCATCTATCAATCAAAGAAATGAAGCGCCAACTGAAAGCGAAGGTGACGTTCTTTGATGCATCTGACGGATCAATCTACACGATCAAGGTCAAGCCCACTGAAGAGAACCTCGCTTACTACAAGCGAGTGCATGAAAAAGAGAGCGCAGAAAAAGACTGGGTCTGGATGAATGATCTGCCAGAAGACAATGCATTTCTGTACTGGAGGATGGCCAATGCGTAAGTTTGAAGTAACCGTCAGCAGGACCACCCGTGAGCGTTACAGCATTCTCGCTCACAATGAACAAGAGGCTGAAGAGATTGCAATATTCGGAGACCTTGATCCTCACGCTTACCACGTATACGAAGAGAGAATTGATACGGAGGAAGTCCATGAGGGCCCTTAGAGCAGAGATAGTCGTATCGAGTCATGGTCTGAACGATGGTTTTGACACTCACGTTTTGGAAGCAAACTCATTCTCTGATCTACTCAAAGAATACACCAAGTTCCTACGCGACAACTGCATCTACGAAGATGAGATCATAGACGCCAGCGTCACACCATCAGGCTCTCCCTTTGAGGCAGGGATGGTCCGATTAAAGACTGATTCTCACAATGGATAATCCCAAGAAACGGGGAGGTCTACGATCAAATTCCCACACCTTGCACACACTCAAACAGGAGAGAAAATTTGCATGTGCTTGGTGTGGGAAGACCTACACTAACATACAAGCCCAATCGAGATTCTGTAGTCATGAGCACAAACTCAAGGAGTACAGGGCACGCAAGGCGCTTGCCTCCAGGAAACGGCTCACGGAATTAGCCCGCAAGGGCAAGCATTTCAGGCCGCATTTTCTCTACACCAAGCTTTCTTCATTAGGATCGAGATCACCCTCGAGGTCTTCCTCATCATGAAGCTCTTCACCTTGACCCTCATCCTCATCCTCTTCCTCTTGGAGGTGCTGATGTTCTTCAACATCTTCAAGAGCCGCATTTTCCTCATGCTCAGGCGCAAGCACACGATCCTGCAATTCGGGCGCAAGTTGGTTCGTTTCAATGAGCTTTCGTAGCCGAGCCTCTACCTCCGATCGATCCATCTGATCAATGAACCCATGCTTGATCTCTTTCTTCTCAATCAACAGCCCACCCAGCTTCGCTCTGCCCAACTCTGCCTGAACAGCAGCACTGTACTTCCCCTCCTCCACAGCGGCATCCCTAATCATCTGAAGATCTCTGGCGGTCTTCTCAAACGAGATCTCGTACTTCTTCTGATACCCCTCCTGCAACTCCTTAATCGTTTCCTGCACATGCAAGAACTTTGTCTGGTTCAACAGCACCGATGCTACTTGGGAAGGGTGTGAATACCCTGCACGGTGGGCGCACTCTGTATTCGTTAAATCATTGTGCACATACAGCTGCACAAACTTCTGCTGCTTCTTGGTCAGTCTCCTTCTTCGATACTTGTTGGGCGCATATCGATTGGGCCGGAATAACATATCATCCCCAAGCTCGACCTCAATCGGTTCCCCATACTCACCCGCATCACTCAAGTCACCTGACTCGATCAACTCACCCGCCTCACTTGCCTCACTCATACGTCTCACCTGGGATTCGTTTTCACCCTTTTCAGGGTGCCATTTAAAAAAATTTTTTCTTTTTTTCCAACCCCTCTAAGAGGGAAGAGGGAGGTCCCCCACTGGGGAGAACTATGAAGAGTTCTCTCCCCCTCTTTAGAGGTGCACCTATGCACCTTTGCACCTACCTTATAAATCAAAGACTTACAGAGCGTAGGTGCAAGGTGCACGGTACTGCACGTTGCACCTATGCACCTACGTGCACCTACTTTATAAATCAATGACTTACCTCATTTCCAAGGGGGGTAGGTGCAAAACCGAAAACCCCCCTTGCACCTACGTTTTTCACCAAAAGTAGGTCGATACCGCTCCTAGATTTTACATTAACTTTCATCGATAAGTGTTCCCAGCCCAACCTATCACCAACAACCACTTCACATCCCATATTCAACTCTGATACACTGTCTTCACCCTGTTGCTTTGGGTGCCTCACCTGCCGAATCCCCAGCTATTGGCCACTTCCTGTAGCTACTAACCATCGGCGGTGAGGCTTTTAACTTTATCCCCCCTGCTTTTTCATTCCGTGCAAAAACAATCAATGGCGTTTTCCTCATCGGAATCACCAAACATATCTGTCTGCGTTGTCGCGATCATTTTCATCGTTGAGTAGTCAGGCTGATCGTTCCTAAAGGTGGAGCCAATCTTTTCCTCTTGCTCGATCCACCAGTCTGCGAGGTCAGGTTGCTGGCGAATGATCGACAGCTTCTTGTTGGGCCCCTTCAAGAAACAGAGCGTGCAGTTACCAAGGTCGGTCACCCCATTACGATTCGGTAACGTCAAGTCAAAGTTCTGCTGCTTCCAAAAATCAGAAACAATCTCTTTGGTGACACCGTCCACGTACAAGGGGCACCAGCAATCGCCGCCCTCCCGCTTCTGGTTGTGCATTCTGACCGCCCTGCGTGGTTCATCAGCCCGTAGACCAATCAAGGTGGTGTGTTCCTTCAGCCCTTGGTCGATCAGATAGTCATTGATTCTGCGTATCTTCAGGTCAGCCGTGCAAAACCGTGCGACTGGGTTAGGAAGGTAATTTCTAGCGGTTATCAAATCCGCAAACGGCTCACCATTTCTACTCGCCGTATCGTAACTGACCACCTTGTACCCATAGACGTACTTGTTCTCGCCGTCACCACCGATCCTGGTTGTTGCCTCCAGCCAGACAATATCAACGCCCCACTGCTCGCCGCAGTCCCTGACAAAATCCAGTGTCGCTGGATGCTCCATGCCGGTGTTCGCAAAGGTAACGACGGTCTCCTCAGGCAACACCCCATCGTGTGCTTCAAGCGTCTTGTACAGCATGTACGCAGACGTGCGGCCCCCTGAAAAACTAAGGCACGTAGCCCCTTTGGTGAAGTAAGGATTCATTCAGACTCCCACGGTCTCTGCATTTCGTTGGATGCTAGATAGTGCCACACCGCTTTGCCCGGTTCTGCATGTGTCTTGACCACATTGCCCATATATTTCTGGACGTAGCTCACTGCCTTCATGGCAGCACGTTCACCGCTGTTCATTTTGGCGGTGCCCAGGGCTTCCCGCGCCAACATCTCAAGTTCCTTCCGCTTGTAGAAGGTCGTACTGCTCATGGCTGATGCCACCACTTGGGCAATCTTCACCTCATCCTCCTCAGACACCTCATGCTTTCGCTTGGGTGTCCACATGCTGCGCTTCCATATGCCCTCATCGAAATCGAAGAACGCCATGTGTTCTTCAGGCTCTTGAGCATTACGGGCCTCATAGAACAGATTGATCTCGGGCTTCTCACCACTGAGCTTGATGCCACTGTCAAACCACCCCGCAAACACGGAGCCCCCTCGAGCAGAGAGGAATGATTTGTCATCAGCCCGCTCCTTGCCGGTGTGGTGGGCGAGGATCACAGATACGTTGTTCATCTCCATAAGCATATCTATGCGGTCCATCAGCCTACGGATATCACTGTTGTTGTTCTCCTCACCATCAAAGAAGTTGATGATGGGGTCAATCATAACGATGTCTGGCTTATGAAAAGCGATCTCATCGGAGAACGCTTGGATATCTGCATCACGCATCAGGTTCTTACGCAGCCGCCCACTGATAATCAGGTTGTCATAGCCAATCCTCTGCACCTCTGGGTCAGCTGCAAAGCGCCGGTAGTACACCTCAATACGCCGCTTCAGGAACTCTGCAATGATCTCTGCTTGAAACCACATGACCTTGAGAGGGCGACTGAACGGCACCTCCATGAAGTCTGTGCCCGTTGTCGCACCTGCAGCAAACGCCCCAAGCCAATTCGATTTACCAATCTTTGGTTTGCCTAGCAGCAGCACTCGACTCTTCTCAAAGATGAAGGCATCACCCCAGTACTGATCAATGGTGCTAGTCTTCAGGTCAGTCCATTCATCGTCGCTGAACGGCTTGAGACCCAGCGGACCTGACGTGACTGTCTCTGGCTCCTGAACATCCTCTTGTCCTTGGATGTACTCCAAGTCCTCTTTGACATCAGTGTTCCAAGTGCTGGTCTTCCAGTCCAAGACACCAGCATCCACGTCCTCTGGGTGCCGTTTGACGTGCCCTTCTGCGATAGAGATAGTGGTGCGTGTTGTCTCGAGCAAGTCCAGTGGGGGCTCACAAGTCTGGTTCCAGTCATGCGCCTTAATCAGGATCTCACGCATACCCCAGCCCTCTTTGATCCACTTGCCTACCAACCTAGCCAGCGTGTCGTTGCGGCTCCCTTGCGATCGTGGCTCCTCAGTCAACTTCTCCCGCAGAGAGACCACCTTGCCGTCATTGTTAAACGAGAAGACCTTCTGGATATCCTCCTCGGTCAGCAGTGGCAGTTCATCGAAGTCATTGATGAGGAATGAATCATCGTATTGCATACGGTAGTTGTAGGACGGCACCACCATGATGTAGCCGCCCTCGCCCCGGACATCGATCTTGTTTTGACCGACACTGTTACGCACCACACGGTTGGTCGGTGCGCTGTAAAAGAAATGCCTACCCCCTGAGGGGCTGGACTGCGTCATCGGCGTGCTACTGATGTTGCCGTCCTGAATCCACTGCGTGCTTTCATTGGAGTCTGAATCAACGACAACAAAGTTGATGCCTGTGATAGCGGCCCAGTTCGCGTGCGGGTACTGCTTGTGCCACTGGGTGATCTCTTCACGCGACGGCTGTATCTTCTGATAGTTCCGCCAGTTCATGCGTGGCGTCTTGGCCCACTTTCTCTTGAGCTCATCCTCCTCCGCAAAGGGATTTCGGTTTCGGAAATATTGCGGGACCATCTCGCTGGGCGAACCGCAGGGAATGATATGCATCCCCCACTCCCACATCATCAACAACATTTCCTCTTTGGCTTCTGGAGAGATATCCTCCCCAGAATGTTCCTCCAAGAAAAAGGGCATCATCCGTCCTTGCTGACAAGCTCGATCATCATGCGCCCATCTTCAAGGCTGCGAACACTGATCTGTCGGCCCATAGAAATAGCAGCTGTCCTGATACTGCGATACTTACTGTGCACGGACTGACCTTCATCGTCATCGTCCTCGATCGAAAAGATCGTGCCATCCTCTAGCTTTTCTAGCAGCCGCTGCCAGCGACCTTTCCCATGAGACCTCTTCGGAGGTAGCTCATCTACGTTCTCGATGGTGATTCCCAAATCCTTTTCTTCGCTTGACATCATTGCTCCCACGGCTATTGCACGTTCTTTTCATGATTTGATTCCGCGATCTTAATTGATTGAATAATTCAAATCCATAATATTTTTTTTTACAGAAGTATTGAACGTAGCAAAGATGTGTGGCAAATTCGTTTTCGTTGAGAGTAGAGAGTGAAGAGAGGAAGCAATGGATCACGTTGCAGATTTGGCTGTGCAACTACAAGAGTTACAGCAATCAAAGCAAGAACTTGATGTACGCATCAAGAAGCTCGAGCAACAATTGTTGTCAACAGAAGAGCTAGCCCAGCAAAAGTTGCTACTCAGCAACCAGGGTGGTCAAAAATCTCATCGAGGGATTACGACCGAGATCAAACGTAACCACGTTTGGGATCAAGAAGTGCTTACCGAAATCCTAGATGGTCTTCAACCAGAAGATCATCCAGCGTTCATGTCTCAACAAACCACGATCAAGGTTGACTACCGCGCCTTTGAATCTTTCGCTATGGCCAATCCAGAGGATGCCTTGGTGCAAAGACTACATGCCGCGCACTCCATCAAGCTTGGTCCTTTCAAGATCAAAGAGATCAACACTGACAAACTGAAGGAGAACCTATGAGTCTGTTGGATCAAATTGAGAGTCAGCCTAAAAGGACTGATGGGCAACCACCGCCTGTGCGTGTGAATGTCCAAGGCGTGGATGGGATTGGCAAAAGCACCTTTGGTGCGAACGCTCCGAGCCCCATCTTTATACAGGCAGAAGATGGCCTGAAATTCATCGACAACGCGGCACGATTCCCTGTCATTGAGACGTGGAATCAATTGTTACAGCAAGTGAAGACCTTGATCGAGGAGTCTCATGACTATCAGACAGTTGTGATTGACACCACAGATGCAGCCTCCAAGTTTGGAGAGGAGTTTGTGTGTGAGTCCAACGGATGGTCTGGTCCTCAGGATAAGGCTGCAGGGTACGGCGCTTTCTATGTCGCGGAGGAGAATGCATGGCGTAAGCTACTGCAGGGCCTCAACATTTGTTTTGAACAACGTGACATGAACGTCATCCTGTTAAGTCATGTTGGCGACAAGACGATCGTTGACCCTACCGTGGGCGAGTACCACGCATTCCAGATGCGATCGAACAAGAAGGTCAACAGCCTGATTAAGGACTGGGTTGATTTCAATCTGTTCGCGGACTACGACAAGTCAGTCAATGACGGTAAGCCGAAGAGCCACGGTAATCGATTGTTGCATACCAAATATGCAATGGGCTTTGAGGCAAAATCTAGACTCACATTACCCAACCAACTGCCGTTGGAATGGGATTCTTTTTACCAGGCTTACGTCAAAGCTCTGGAACCATCCACTAAAGAAGCTGCATAAGGAGAAAACCATGGGCTTTTTCGATAATAAAATAGACATCTCTGATGTTTCAGACACCGTAGGATCTGAACCACTCCCCCCGGGAGAGTACCTCATGAAGGCGGTTGACTTTGATGACCAAGCGGTGAGCTCCAAAGGCAACGACATGATGACTGTTGATTTCGCCTTCGCGGATTCACAGCACGCCGATCGTCGCCCGATACGAGACTTCTTCGTGCTGGGCAATAAGGTGGCGTTGAGCAAACTCAAGAACTGGCTGCGTGCATGTGGCGCTCTGCAAGAAGGGGCTGGGGCTGTTGAGCCAGAGCATGTCAATCGTGCTATGGGGCTGACCTTCCACGCGAAGATTACGCAGGAGGAATACAACGGCTACACGAACAACAAGATTGGCTCTTACGGAAAGCAATCTTCTCAGGCACCACAGGCATCGAGTGGAGATACCACGCAGCAAGCGACGGCGACTCCTGCACCTGATGCCTTGAAGAAGGTGGAGTGGAACTAACCTCTAACGGCCAATGGTCCTTTTCAGGGTGATAGCTCCCCCTAAAGGACCTCACACCACCACTTCCCCGGCAGTGGGGCCAAAGCCGGGGACTTTTATTTACCAAAGCAACTATAAGGGTGAAGGCCCGTCAGTAGAGGGTAATTATGAATAAGGAGAAATTAGTGGATGCCATTGAAGAAGTCTTGACGCCCGTTGATGAAGCATTAGACGCAGAATTGCGAAAACATCTGGAGCGGACAATATGCAATGAAGCATCTCAGTTGTTTAGCGAAGCCAGTCATTACGACAACAGCAGAGTTAACACATCGAGTGCTAAGACTGCCTATGACATCGTTAAGCCGGTGTTGGACGATTGTATCGACCGG